CTCATCTGCCGCATCCACAACAAATCAAGTCATCCTACCCAACAACAGCGCCTATACATTCCAAGGCACTTGCATTGCCAACGTAACGGCTGGCGGTACTACATCGGGTTGGAAGTTTGAAGGTGTTATTAAGCGTGGTGCTAATGTCGCTTCTACTGCCTTGGTTGCGGCTGTTACACCAACTGTCATTGCTCAAGACGCAGGGGCTTCTACATGGGTCTTGGCTATTACTGCTGACACAACCAATGGCGGTATCGCTGTAACTGTTACAGGTCAGGCGGCTACCACAATCCGATGGGTAGCAAAAATTGAAACAACTGAGGTAACTTTCTAATGGCTCTGAAAATCTCTATCCCCACAAGCAATGTAGGCGTTCCATTCACAGACGCATACGCCCGTATCACTAACATCTTTGGCAACAAAGATCAGGTGCAATACCAAGTGTCTGTGTCTGCCAATGCTGATGCTAGGCAAGCAAACGCACAGGAAGTTGCACAACACGCCTTCTATTGCCCAACTCCACAGGCTAACTTGATGGATGGTCTATATGCCGACCTGAAGTTGCAAGTAGGTTTTGAGGATGCTGAAAACTGCTGACTCCAAAATTAAAAAACTATAAATAATGTTTGGACTTTACGCACTTGGTGAGTTTCCTTTCAGCACAATTTCAGGTGTTGATGCGGTTGCCAGTGCGTCAATTCCATCGGTTTCTGTCACTGCGGTTTCTGTTAACGCAACTGGTGATGCGTTAATTCAGGTTGTTATTTCGACTGATGCTGCTACTGCACCCAATGTCAGTGCTAGTGGTGATGCAAATATTTCTGCTTTGGTTGCCACTGTCACAGCAACTGTTCCAAATGTTTTTGTTTTAGCGGGCATTATTGCCCAAGCAAACATTGGAACTGTTACAGCATCTGCTCCTGTTGTTTTTGCTTCTGTTAATGTTACGGCTCAAGCAAGCATAGAAACAGCGATTACAACGGCTCCTAGTGCGTCTGCGGTGGGTTTTGCGGTTGCTTCTACCCTGATCGGTACAGTGGCAGCAAATGAGCCTGAGTTTGTTGTCAAAGCTGATGCTTTGATACAGGTCGCAATTTCGACTGAATCAACAACTGCACCACAAGCAAGCGCATTTGGAAATGGCGATGCTTTTGCTAATATCAACACTGTTGCCTCGGTTGTTCCTAGCGTTTCTCTGACAGCGACTGCATTTATTTCAGTCCAAATTGCAACTGCAACTGCAATTGCACCTCAAGTTCTTGCTTACATTGTTGCAACGGCTCCAGAGGAAAGAAGACTTTATGTCTTTGAGGAAATCAGAGAAATAGATGTTTTTGACGAAATTAGAAACAAAAATGTTTGTCAAGAAATTAGAAAAATTGCTATTTATGAAGAAATCAGAGAAATTTTTATTCCGATAGAATCTCGCATGTTATATGTGGCCAACGATGGCAAAATTTGGAGAGTTTCAAATGGCTGACTTCATTAAAGACCCTAATGCTGCTTTAGACTATTCATTTGACTGGTCTGATTGGTTAGCAACAGGTGAGCAGATTGCAACATCAAATTGGATCAATCCAGATTCATTGACAATCACAACTTCAGCAAACACAACAACAACAACAGTTGTCTGGGTAAGTGGTGGCACTGCTGGCAAAACCTATCGTCTTACAAACCGAATTGTGACAAACAATAATCCAACTCGGACTGAAGATCGCACTTTGACCATTGAGGTGCAAGATCGATGACTCAAAGTCACGCAGAAACCACCACAGCAATTGTGGCCAAGGTCGCTCCTCCTGCCACTGTTTCACTTGCGACTGTCCTTGGGGTTCAAGTCAGCGAGTTGGTGCTTTGGGCAACTTTGATTTATACAGTTTTGCTTATTGGCCACAAACTATGGTCAATCTACAAAGACTTAAAAAAATGAAAGATTGGATCGTTGCTTTGTTGGCTGCGATCTTTTTGTTCAGTTTGATTTTTTGGTGTGTCTCAGTCATCATTTGGTATTGGAGGTGATTTTTATTTTCCAATTTAAAAATTTTGAGGCTAAAAATGTTGCCGATAAGTCCAGAGCAAGCACTTAATGGAATTCAATCTGCTGTTAAGTTAATCAAACAAGCGTCCAAGACTGTGGACGACGTGGCCTCGCTTGGGCCACTTCTAGGCAAGTATTTTAATGCTAAGAGTGATGCTACAAAGGCTGTAGCTGCTGCCAAGAAGGGTGGTTCTAGCATGGGTATGGCTATTGAGATTGAGATGGCTCTGGAGTCCACAAGAGAGTTTGAGAAAGAACTTCAAATGTTGTTCTTCCAAGCTAATAAGATGGACGTTTGGGCAAAGATAAAAGCCAGAGCACAGGCTATGGATGTAGAAGATGCTCACAATGCGCGTAAAGAGAAAGAAGCCAAAGCTACGAAGAAAAGGAAAGAGCAAGAAGAACTAGAAATGGGACTGCTATTAGGCGGTATTGTTTTGGTGCTTGCTTTGGTTGCTTTTGGTATTTTTGAGGCTTTAGACCACTGTGCCAAAGTAAGGTGTGGCAGATGAACTTTTATCAAAAACAAGCAGATATGGCTTTCAAGATAGTTGGTTATACATGGGGGGCTATATTGTTCTTTGACATTATGAAAGTGCTTCCTAACTTCTTGTCAGACAGAATTATGAACGCCCTTCTAGCAAAGTTGCCAATATGAGATATTTGCTTTTGTTATTGTTGTTAACTGGCTGTGAGGATCGCTATCGGTACAAATGCCAAAATCCTGATTATTTTCAAGCTGAGGAATGTCAGAAGCCTAAATGTTTATTTACTCAACAATGCCCTGAATATTTAGTCGCACCAATTTTGGAGAAAAAAATCAATGATGTCCAATCAGAAGCCAAACCTAACAACTGAAGAATTTGAAGTCCGAGTCTGGGGTTTTGTTGTTATTGTTGTCACTTGCATTTTGTGCTTCATTGTCATTGCCCTGCTCTATTCAGTGACATTTGTCACTCAGCCAATCAAATCAATGGCTCCAATCGATCAGGCTTACACCAAGATGCTCAATGACATTGTTTTGCTGATTGTTGGCGGTATTGGTGGAGTGATGACCAAAAGGGCTGCTGGTGCGGCTGCAAAGGCTTTTGGGGCGACAAATCCACCTCCGATGATGCAACCCATGTCTCAAGCGATGGGAGGCTTTCAAGGCGGTTATGGCCAACAATATGGCTCAAACTATGCACCACCTCAATCGGCTTATGGTTTGCCAAGCCAGCCATTTGGCGCGATGCCAGTCTGGAAAAACCCAGAACTGGATGAGTCTTGGACTCCACCACCACCACCGACCACACCTCCAGACCACCTTGAGGATGATGATGAGAGAGAACTTTTGGCCAATGCAAGAAAAGAGGCTGAGTAATGCTACCAATCCCACTTCCTTGGTTAATCGTTGGTGTTCTAATTTCCCTGTTTGGGACTTACCGAGTTGGCCATCATTACGGCTGGATCGAGCGCGATAATGACATGAAGATTGCCATTGCCAAAAAGAATGAGGAATCTCGAAAAACTGAGCAAGTGTTAAATGAAAAACTTAATCAAAACTCAAGCAAATTATTGGAGGCCACAAATGTTGTCAATCAGAAACAAACTGCTCTGGATCGTGCCATTCGCGCTGGTCGGGTGCGCTTCCCCTCCGCAAGTTGTCCATCAACCACCACAAATCCCACCATTGCCATCGCAGATTCAAAAGCAACCAGTGAACCTGACAGACAGGCTAACTCAACTTCTGATTCCGACAGAGCAAGCGAAGCAGACAGAGAAACCCTCGCAGCCATCGCAGAAATAGTCGCTCAAGGTGATCGCAACACAGCGGCTCTGAATGCTTGCGTTGATTCTTATAATCAAATGAGAGATTTGTTGAATGTTAAGTCCTGACCAACTCAAACAACTTCACATTGGTGAACAATGGCTCGATCCATTGAATGCCACGTTTGATCGCTTTGACATTTCCACTGCAATTCGTCAGGCTTGCTTTATTGGCCAAGTCGCGCATGAGAGTGGTGGCTTTAAGTTCTTGGTTGAGAATTTAAATTATCGGGCTGAGGCACTTCAAAAGATTTGGCCAAAGCGATTTGATGCGGCCAAGGCTCAAGCCTGTCAGCGCAATCCTCGGATGATCGCAAATGTTGTTTACAGTGCTCGGATGGGCAACAGGGACGAGGCTTCAGACGATGGCTGGCGGTTTCGCGGGAGAGGCTGCATTCAGTTAACTGGTCATGCCAACTACTATCACGCTGGTCAGGCTTTGGGAGTTGATTTTGTGCTTGAGCCAGACTTGGTGGCGACTCCACAATATGCGATGTTGACTGCGGGATGGTTTTGGGACACCCACAAACTCAACCAGTTTGCGGATGCCAGAGACTACAAAGGGATGACCAAAAAAATCAATGGTGGCTTTATCGGTCTTGAGGATCGAATTAAACACATCGAGGAAGCCTTGGCCATCCTCAAGCGTTAAGCCCTCACCCAAGTCCTAATCATGCGACCATGAGCCTTTGCTCGGCCAGCAACAACCATGTTGCCAGTTGGCTTGATTACAAATTGCTTTGCTGCCACATTGAACAACGCACCCCAACAGTTGTCATGGTGTGGCTCTGGCAAATAACGCATGGAAGCATAGTTTCTGAAGTCTTCCATTGTGAATTCCTCTCTTTGCCTTGCTGAGAAACTCAAAAGCAAATTCATTGCTTGATCTGACCAAGTGCCAGCGTTTTTCCAAACTCTCTCAATTCCTGCTGTTTTCATGTAGTTCTCCAAGTTAAAAAGGAATGTCATCGTCCATATCATCAAAACCAGAGCCTTGAGGCTTTGGCTTTTCTGCTGCTTGATCTTTTGCTCTGCTCAAAATGGTCATTTCATCGCAAACAATATCAACAGTTGAGATTTCCATCCCATCCTTGTTTGTGAACTTGCCATATTTGATTTGACCCTCAACATAAACAGTCGAGCCTTTCTTGACATATTCACCAACGATCTCAGCGAGTTTGTCAAAGAACTTGAGCCGATGCCACTGAGTGTCTTCAACATACTCACCAGTCTGCTTATCCTTGCGTTTCTGACTGGTTGCAATGCTGAGGTTTGCGATTGCTTTTCCAGACTGCGAATATCTCACCTCTGGGTCACGGCCAACTGCACCGATCAAAATTACTTTGTTAACTGAAGCCATTTAATTTTCTCCTTGATGCTCTTTAGCGATTTGGTTGATGATTTGTTGGTAATACTCTCGGGCGGCTTCCACCTTCACTTTGATCTTGTCCTCAAGGGTTTTATCCCTCTCATAAAAGACTCGGGTGACTCTGAGTTCAGGCGCGATGTGATCGACTTGATGAAGGCTTGCGTCCTCATACTTAATCAAGTCCTCTGGGGTCGAGACTAGGCAATATGCAATGCTTGCTTGGTCAACATCCCAAAGCCACATATAAGCCCTTAGTTGCCACTCATAATCTCTGTCTTCACCCTGCTCGGCCAAGGCTGGAAAGGTGGTCAGCGACCATGAGGACTTGATGTCAATGATTGAGTCTCCAGTGAATATGTCGCACTCACCAGTGATCCAGTCATTGTCCTTTCGCTCGATGTTCTTTTGGTAACTGGTGAACAAAACCGAGTTGAGAAGTTCAATTGACTGATCCTCAACTTGAATTCCTTTGTCCATGTACTTTGAGGAAATCTTTTCATCAAAGCCATAAACAAACTCTTTTGCTTGCTTGGCAATAAAAGTCTTTGCACCGACAGACAAGACCTCACCCTTGCCTTTTGGGTCGGTCATTATCTGAGAGAGGCTCGATGCTCTGAATTTAAGCATTGGACAACTCCAAGATCAGTTTCTCATTTTGCTCACCAGTCAGCCTGAATGAAGCCCTGAGTCTGTCGGTGGTGTACTCACCAGACTTGATCTTTGCAATGGCTGCAAGCAAACGCTGATTTGAAATTGCTGGTGGAATCTTGGTTTCTTTGACTGGCTCTCTTACAGGCAATTTACCTTCTGGCAAAACCTCATGGGTTTGTGAATCTGGGTCATTGTCACCCTCTGTGGGTATTGCAAAGGCCATGAATGCAGCGTATTTGTAAGCGGCTGACATTGCTTTGCTTGTCGCTTTGTCTCCAGAGTCCATTGCTTCACCATAAGTCTTTACAGTGTGCTTTGAGCCATCCTCAGAACTCACAAAATCAAACTCAGCCTCAATGGTC